GGGGGTGAGGCATGAGCGAGCCCCGCGACAACAGGCCTGCGGAGCTCCAGCCCGCCCTTGAGCGCGTGCGGCTCAAGCAGTCCTTGATCCCGTTCGACGACGGCAGCCTGTCGGCGGTTTGGTTCCCCGACGACCCCGAGCCGTGGTTGGTTGCCCTTCAGGTTGCCGAGTCCTGCGGGCACTCGGTCGCGGACCGGTTCGTGACCAGCATCACCACCGACTGGTCCGACGAGATCCGAGACGTGTGCCCGCCGCGCGTCGTTAAAGGCGCGGAGCTTCGCCTTCTTAAGGAACTCGGCACGCTTGGAGTGCCGAGTCGCGCCCCCTCCCTGATGCTGATCCGACGTGATGCCGCGATCGTGGCGTGCCTGCTGTGCCGGACGGAGGAAGGCCGTCGGCTCCGGAAGGTTCTCGCCCAGGTCGTGATCCCGCAGATGCTCGACGGCCAGGCGCAGATCTCGACGCAGGCCGTCACCCCCGTGCAGCTCGCTGCGCTGGCGACGACGCTGAACGACGCGGCCGAGCGTCGCGAAGCCCAGTACTGGGCACGCCTCGAAGCCAAGCTGGCCGAGCACCAGGCGCGGAGCGACCAGCGCGACGAGCAGATCGCCGAGATCGCCAGCCGCCGCTACTTCGACGACCAGCCGAAGCTGCGCTGGCAGAAGCGAACGGACGAGCGCTGGCTCGCGTCGAGCGCGTTCCTCGTCTTCCAACACGACTGGTTCCTCGCGAGCAACCTGGTCGAGCGCGCCCGGCGTGACCGGATGTTGCACGAAGGTCTGCGCGCCATCGCGCCCGGGCCGGACGGCGAGTTCGACTCGTTCGAGCTCGGGCGGTTCATCACCAGGCACTCGGACCGGGACATCCCGGACGGGGACGTGATCTGGCGGATCGAGGTCATGCCCAAGGAGAAGCGCCGACGCGGGGTCGGGAACTTCTACCGGGTCTGGGGCCGCCCTCGTGATGCCGCGCTCCCCATCCCCGCGACCCCTCTCTTCCCCGCCCCGCCGCCCGCCGGAGGTACCCCATGAAGTCCGTCGCCCTCACCATCCTCTTCGCCGCCGACGGATCTGGCGGCTTCCACCTCGGGCGCACGCGCGAACACGCGCTCGAACTCGCGCGAGCGCAGCACCGAGCGCTGCTCGACATCGAGGCCGCCGAGGGGCCCGAGAGCTGGAACACGGCCATGGGAGGCCTGACCTACGACCAGGTCCTCGCCGAGTGGACGGCCGAGTCGGAGCGCATGGAGCAGTGGACCGGCCGTCTGCCGCCGAAGCTGTGGGCCGCCCTCGCGTCGGGGTTCGAGCTCGGGGTGGAAGACAATGCGATCGAGGCGCTCGAGCAGTGCGGGGTCACGAACCCGCTCGGCAGGCCGCGTCGCCGACGCAAGCCGGTGCTCGATGACCTGGCGCGCCAGCCACCCCCGCCTCCGCCAGCCCCGGAGCCGGAGCCTACTCCCGAGGATGTCGCACACGCGGGCGTTGCCGTGCTCGTGCGCGTCGCCCAGGGGGTCGAGCCGGCGGTTCTGCACCACATGCTCGACGAGGCGCTGCGCGCGCAAGCGGCTGGCAAGCCCTGGACGCTGAGGCGGATGGAGCCAGCGCCCGCGCCCGTGGCCACCGAGAGCGTCGAGCTGGCTCGGGAGGTCGCGTGAGCGCCCATCGCGAGAAGGCAGCTCGGGAGCTGACAGACCTGGTGGTCACCCTTAGCAAGCTTGCCCGCGCTGGCAACGGCCTCACGGTCGAGGAGCGGGCCTGGCTCGAGGACGTGGCGAAGCGGCACGCGTTGATGGCGATCGCGATCTACGCCCAGCACGGGCGGACGGTGCCGGACTACCCGGCCGAGGTGGCGAACGGGACCCTCGGCCGCGCCGCGCAGCAGCTCGACGTGGTCGCCGACATGCTCGACGTGCCCGAAGGGGAGGACGTCGTGGCGGTGGCTGCCAAGGTGGCGGACGAGATCGAGCTGCTCGACAAGCTGCTCGAGCCCTTCCGTGAGGGTGGCACGCGCGCGGATGCGGTGAAGGTGCTCCTCGCCGAGCTCGCCCAGATCGACGGCGCCCTCGGCCTGTACGGCGCCCCTGATCGGAGCCCGGGGGACCGGGCGATCAAGATCGCCGAGCTCCAGGGGAAGCTCGCCCACTTCGCGCGGATCCTGGCGGGGTGCGAAGGGGCCAGGCCCGACCCTCACGCCGAGCTCGCCGCAATCGACGAGGCGCTCGGCCTCGGCGGCGAGGGCCGTACCCGGTCCGAGGGGGACCGGGTGCAGCGGATCGAGTTCCTGACGGCGATGGCTGGCAACCTTCAATCGGAGCTGGAAGCCGCCTGCTGGGATCGCGACAAGGCGCGCACCGACAACGAAAGGCTCCGGGTCCGCCTGGACGAAGGCGATCTCGAGGCGAACATCCGTCGCATCGCCGCCGAGCTCAAGCGCCTTCGCTCGTGCGTCGGTGACGTCGACGCGTGCGAGTGCCCGGGCGACTGCCCGTACTCGCGCGGCTACGCCGCTGGGCGGCGCGACGAGAACGCGATGTGCCAGAACGCGGTGAAGTTCGCGTCCGAGGCGGCCGTTTGGGTGCGGCCGTGAGCGCCGAAGGCTTCGACTTCGCCGTTGGCGCCATCCTGGGAGGATGCCTCCTTGGGATTGTCCTGGTGTTCGCCAGCTTGTTCCTGGCCCCAGGGCACACCACGTGGCGCGAGGTTGCCGACGACGGCAGCTGCGCGACGGCCTGCCGCGGGCGCGACTCGATCGTGTTGAGCTACGGCACCAACAGCGGCGACACATGCTGGTGCGCGCCGGGGCGCGGGGTGCGGCCGTGAGCGCCGAGGATCGGGAGGGCCCATGACATGCCGCCCCTTCCGCGCCTTCGACGGAGAGATCCGCGGGTTTCTCTGCACGACACAGCGCCCGGCCCCCCGATGCGAGGCCTGCAACGAGCGCACGAGCACGATCTTGTGCGACGGCACCAGGCAAGGGAGCATGATCCCTTGCAACCGCGAGCTGTGCGAGGAGTGCGCAATCGACGTGCCGATCGGTCTACGGACGCCCGCCGAGCTCATGGCCACCATCGGCAGGCGGCTCGACGACGACTTCCACTTCTGCGAACCGTGCTTTCGAACGCAGACCGGCAAGAACGTGCCGGTGGAGGTGACGCCATGACCGCCCAGCTCGTGGCCGCGCTCGCGCTCGCCTTGCTCGCTGGCTGCATCGACCACGACGAGATCCAAGCACGACAGGACGCGTGGGCCGATCGGGCGCAGCGAGCGCGGCTTGAGGCGACCGAGGCGTGTTCTCGCGCATGTCAGCCGGCCGGCATGCTGGAGGTGAGGGGGCATGTGTGCACCTGCCGGGGCTCGCGATGAAAGCGCTCGTGACGCGCATCGAGGTAGCCCAGGGCTACTACATCGCGATCGGCCCTGGGCACTACGACCCCAACGGGGTGTGGCTCGACCTTCCCCACATCGCCGGAGGCACGGTCGAGGTGGAGGTCACTGCGGACGTGGCCGCCGAGCTCGCGCGTGCACTCGGGGAGTGGTGTCGCCTCCATGCCCTCGACGTCGCGCCCGGGGGTGCGCCGTGAGCGCCGCCGAGCGCCTGCCTGACGAGGAGCTCGACCGGCTCGCCGACCGGTTGGCCGACAGGCTCGCCGCCCGCCTCGAGGCCAAGCTCCGAACGGTCGGCGCACCACCCGAGGGCCCGCTCACCTCGTGGCTCGCCGTCGCCGAGGTGCTAGGCGTCTCGCACGACACCGTGAAGCGGCGCCGGCTGGCGCGCCCCGACATCGACCCCGGGAAGACGCCCTACTTCGCCGATGCCGCCGAGGCGCGGAAGTGGTGGACCGAGCTGCTCGCCCCGCGCGCGCTCCGCAGGGCGAAGCGATAGCTCACGCTCGCGCGTGGAGCTGCACCACGTTCCCTGGTGCTTGCGGCCCCGTCCAGTCCACCGGCGGGATCGCGTCGACCGCGGCCGTCGCGGCGTTGAGCAGATCGCGGCCGTAGTGCACTTCGCGGATGCCGCCTTCGTGGCCGACGAGGAAGTCGATCACCTCGCCCGAGATCCGCTGCTCCTCGAGGTGCGCTTGGAACGCGGCCCGGAATGCGTGGTCGGGGCGTGCGTGCCTGCGGTTCGGCGGCGCCCACACGTGACGTGGGACCTCTCCGGCCTGCGTCGCCTCCTCCCACACGGCGCGGAGCGTGTCGCCGGCTCCACGCCCCCGGCTGCCTTCCTTGCGCTGCAGGTGCGACCGCTTCGGGAAGATCGAGCCAGCCTCGAAGCTCTCCACCCAATCGCGGAACCCGGGCTCGGCGAGCAGGTGACGGGAGAGCGGCACCGTTCGCGCGTCCGCCTTCTCGGCGTCGGTCTTGCCGACCCGCACGTAGAGCTGTCGGCCCGCGAGGTCCACGTCCTCTCGCAAGATCCCGAAGACCTGCGCGATGCGGAGGCCGGTGAACCGCATCAGCAGCGCGGCGATGCGCGTGCCGTGGTTCACCTTCCCGCGCGCCCGGAGCCGGCGCAGCACGGCGTCGACGTGCGCCAGGGACGGCGCGATCGTTCGCCCGTAGCGGGGCGTGCGCGGGAGGTAGTCGCGCCCCGAGCGCGGCGCGGGCGGGAGGCGGTGCCACGGCGGCGACCTGTCCGCGGCTTCCGCCTCCTCGTTGGCGTCGTGGGCCCAGCGCCACGCGTCCAGCACGAACCGACAGGGCGCGTAGGCGATCACCTGCGCGGCTCCTCGCGCGGCGTCCTGCGCGTGGACCCGCTCGAACAGCTCGCGCCTGAGCAGGGTGACGGGCACGGACTCCTTCTCGCCTAGGCCCTCGAGCTCGCGGACGCTCCCGAGGAACCTGCGACGGTACGCGCCATAGGTGGCGGACGTGTTGCCGCGGTACTTCCCGGCCTTCGTGCGAGCGTTGATGCAGTCCTCGAGCAGCTTCGCCAGGTCGGCCGGCGCAGTGTCCTCAGGTGCGAGCAGGGCAGAGGCGCGGGGGTCGTAGCGCCCGGTCGTGCGGAGCGCGGTCAAGATCTCGACCCGCAGCCGGTCGGCCTCGAGCTTGTCGCCCTCCACCGTGAGCGACCTCGATGCCCACCGTTCGTCGACGCGCTCACGCCAGCGGAGCTTCCACTTGCCCGCCGCCATCGACACCACCGATACCCCTTCGCCTCGGTTCCCCATGTGCGCCGCCCCCTGGCTATGTGGCCTGTATGTGTCTCGCGACCAGGCAACCCTAGCATGTTGGGGGTGGAACGCCTAGGACTGGCTCAAGCCACTTAAATCGAGGTAGGTCGGTGGACGGGGGTTAGGCCGGGCATCCCTGCACCTTTTCGGGATGCGCGGCTCGCGCGAGAGACGCAACCGCACGCGGACGAAACGCCAAAACACGCCGCCATGTGTTCGCTATGTGTCCCGGGGGTGGATCGCGGGGTGGGCCAGGACACATAGGACGACACGCAAGGACACGCAGCCAGATCGCGCGTTCTGGTTCCGGCGTCGCCAACGAATCCCCGTTGCGTTCCCGTTGTGGCAAATTTGCCACAACGGGAAGATGAGCGGAGACAGCGCCTGCTCTGGCGAGCGCTCCAGTTTCTCCGACCGATCCCCCCAAGGCGAGCGCAAATTTGCGCTCGCCTACGCAGCCACGCCGGCCGTCTCCCTCAATTGAGGGAGACGGGGTGCCTCGTCGGTGCCCTGCCCCGTCGGTCTAATTTTAGACAAACGGGAAGGCTCAACAGCTCTCCTGTCGTCCAGGACCTCCCGCGACACGTCGTGCGGCGCCGGCGGGGACGCGTCGCCCATGCCTCGAGGTCACGTCTCGGAGGGCCTCGAACGACGCGTCGCCCCGAGCTCGGGCAGACGTCTCGCCTTCCCTCGAGGCGACGTGTCGCGCCAAGGTGCGCACGGTGCCCGTGCGGGCAAATTTGCCCGCACGGGCCAAACTGTCGAGCCTTCCCGTGAGCCTCATTTGAGGCTCACGGGGACGGAGCGTCAGAACCGGCTTCGGCCTGTCTCAGCTCTGAAAGCTCCTCTTCCCGTGAGCGCAAATTTGCGGCGACGGGGACGCGGTGTAGGTGGTGGCAAATTTGCCACCGCCTTGGCGGCCTCGGGTGAGACGTTCCCGCGCTCGAGCAGCGGCCGAGCCTCAGCACTCCGGCTCGTCGACCTCGGGCCGGTACACCGTCAGCACGTGCCAGGCGTTCGCCCCGACGGCGACCACGACCACGAGCGCGGGCGTGCGCACCTCGACGCGGAACCCCTCCTCGAGCCGGTGCGGGTCCCAGTCGCGCCCGAGGGTGTGCCCGAGCAGGCGCAGCGCCTCACGCCGGGAGATCGCCCGCTCGCGACAGCGGCGCTGGGCGTGGGCACTGAAGGTGACCTGGTGACCGCTCGGGAGGCTGTCGAACCGTGGCACCGCCACGGCTACGCCGCCAGCCGCCGGTACTCCCGCCCGTCGTACTCGTAGACCTGCTGGCACCGCTCGGCAGCCCGCCACGGGGCGCCGAGCGACAGGTGAATCCACGTGGGGATGCCGTCTCCGTCGCCGTCCTCGAGGATGAGCTGCCCCCAGCGGAGCGACGAGCACCGGATCCGGTCGAACGCCTCGCGCAGGCCCATCCCGACCACGTGCCAATCGGCGGCCTCCCCGCGGAGGTGCTGGCTCGACGGGGAGCCGCCGATCCGCTGGTTGAGGGCGGGGCAGCGGAAGCCGCTGTGGACCACGATCGGCCGGTCGCCCAGGAGGCTCCGGACCTCCTCGAGCAAGCCGGCGAGGGAGCGCAGCGCCCCGAGGCGACCGCACGCGCCGTCGTAGTTGGCGCGCTGCAGATCCCGCACCTCGGTCCTGGCGAGTTCGGCCAGCGTGAAGTGGGGGGAGAGGTTCACGAGCTGCTCCAATGACGGACCGGGGACCAGAAGTCCGGTTGGTCAACCGCAGTCCGCGCGGGCCGGCGCCGCGGCTCCATCGGCAGCACCGGGCCGTGGGACGCCACCATGGCACCGCAGCTCTCGCAGGTCGGGACGGGCGGCACCGTGCCGAACCACACGGACGGAGTGGTTACTCTTCCGCCGCAGAGGCCGCAGATTCCGTGGATGGTCATGGCTCGTACTCCGGCGGGAAGTCATCCAGATCCGATCGCCTGGCAGCCAAGAGCCCGTCGTCGTCGAGCTCGGCCAGGTAGAGGATCGCCGTTCCGTCCGTGGGGTCGAAGGAGGCGGCGACGTAGGGACCGCCACGCCCCTGGGGCACGAGCGCGACACCCTCGCGCTTGAGCAGGCTGGCTAGGTGCCGGGCCTGCTCGACGAGCTCGTCGGCTGGCACGACCACCGCCACGTGCGGAACCGGGTTGACTGTCTCCTGGTCCCACTCGGGGTCGCCGACCTTCGTCTTGCCGTCGCCCGAGTCGCAGGTGTTGAACCCCCACTTCCGGAGCGTGCGCACGACCTCGCGGATCCCCGGGTCGAGAGCCTCGTAGTCCACCGTGCGGCTATCGCACATCGCGCTCCCCCGCGGCCGCGCGCGCCAGCCGCGCTCGCTCGCGGACGACGACACTGATCGGCGTCCTGTCCGTGTCGAGCTGGCGGTGCTCCTCGTCCAGGCTCCGCTGGCGACGCAGCCGGCCCGCAAGCTGGCGGAGCGCAACTACCGCCGGAGTCACGGGCACGGCGCCACCCCCGCCCACGAGACCCGCCCGTCCGGCGCGTCCACCTCGGCGGCGAGCTCGGCGGCGATCCCGCCGACGTAGGACGCCGCCGCCGCCGTCTCGCAGCCCGGCTCGATCGGCGCGACCCCGCAGACCCCGAGGTCGACGGTGACCGCGGGGAGCGCGCCCGTGGCGAGCGCACCGGCGCCCGCGCGAGCCCCGGCCGCCAGCGCGAGCGCGAGGCCGCAGAGCACCTGGTCGTCGCGGGACTGCAGCGCGACCAGGTCGAGGGCGCCAGCAGCAGCCACGAGCGCCGCGGCCGGATCGATCGCGACGTCGCCGGCGGGGGCGGGCGGCGCGTGGGTGCATGCCGCGGTGTGCGGAGCAGCCACGACCACAGCGAGTACGAGTAGGGCACGGCTCACGAGCCCTCCGCCCGGTGGAAATCCACGTAGTACTCGGCGCCCTCCTCGAAGGCGTTGAAGGCTGCCTGGTTCACCGTCGACAACTCGATCTGCCCGCCGGGGGTCCAGCGGTAGAACTGGTCGTTCTCCGGGCTCCCGCCGTATACGGGCCGAAGGGTGACGGTGCCGCCCTCCTCCCGGCTTCCTTCCTTCCTTACCACCGTGAACTTCGCTCGAACGCTCATGTGACCTCCAGAATGCGGTCCCGAAGCCGGGTAGCCGCGAGGTGAAGCACGGCTACGGTCCCGTCGCCGAGGCGATAGGCGGTCAGGTCGCAGCCGTTGTCGGTCTGCGCGGCGACCGCGATCGCTCGGATCTCCCCAGCTCTCGCCCGGGTGAGCAGGTCCTCGAGCAGCGCGACAACCGGCGCGCAGGCGTGGTCATCGAGCAGCCCGACCTCGAGGGCCTCGCCAGCGTGGTAAGCCCGGGCGCGGTCGATCACCGGCGCCGCCGTTCGTCGCCCTCGAGGGCGTCAGCGACGCGACCAAGCAGGGCTCGGTCCTCAGGCGCGAGCTCGAGGACGACACGGGTAGGCTCTACCCGGAGGGGGATCCCGCCGCGGCCGAGGAGCCAGCCCAGCGCAGCGAGGACCGCCGGCAGTCCGCCGGTGCGGACGAGCTCGACGAGCATCGAGCTCTCGGTGGCGAGCACCTCGGCCACGACTGCATCCTGCGCGTGCGCGACCGCGGCCACGCCGAGGGCGAGGCCCCCACCTGCCCAGCCTAGGCAACGAGCGTGCATCAGGCCTCCTTGTCCTCGCGCGCCCGCCTGGCGGCATCGACCTGTCCAGCGGCCTCGAGCTTGGCCACGTCGGGCGCGCCCTCCAGGCAGAGCGAGGTCGCGGTGAAGGTGCCGCCCTTCCAACTCGAGCACCCCTCGCACCAGGCCGCGTACTGCCAGGACTCGACCTGGCCCTGCACCATCCACGCGACCTCGCCGCCGGTCGCCTCGGTGGCGGCGGCAGCGATCGCGACGCACGTGGCGCACGCGGCCGGGTCCGCCGCGCACGTCGAGCAGAGCAGCAGGTGGTGGCAGTCCAGCGCGATCATCAGGAGATCCTCGTCCAGCGCATGAAGCACTTCCCGGCCTTGAGCGTCACGGCCGAACCGCCCACCTCGGACGCGAAGTAGACCTGAATCGCGGTCGGCGCCGTCGCGTGGGCCTGGATGATCCCGAAGCCCCAGAAGATGTTCTCGCCGGTGTCGCTCGACAGGCCGAGCGCGAGGGTGGTCCCGATGCTCCCGGTCTGTACGGCGTTGTTCGTCGAGGCGGAACCTCGCGACCGAAGCTCGACGCCGCCAGAGACCGCGTTGCCAGCGTCGATCCGCCACTGGTCCCCCGTGGTCCCAGCCGCAGCGGTGAACAGGCCGTAGACCTCGACGAAGTAGACGCCGCCCGGAGCGGGCGTGAACTGCAGGTCGCCGACCGCGGCCACCGTCGTCGTGTTGTTGGACACGTCGGCCGAGAGAACGGCCAACGCGACGCCCGGCGGTGGGAAGACGCGCGCCATCGGTCAGCGCTCCGCGTCGACGATGATGTAGTCGAGCGAGAGCCGGTGATCTTTGTTGAGGGCGGCCGCCTTCTGGCACTCGGCGTAGACCTGGAGGTTCCCGGTCGCCGCCGCGAGGGTCATCGTCTCCGGGGTGACGTCGATGTCGTTGATGTAGAACTTGATGTTGGCCTGGTCGGTCGTGTCGATCTTGTACCGGGCGAACGTGTTTTCCGCCCAGTCCTGGGACGTGTCGTTGTCGTCGTTGTCCGTGGTCCCATCGTCCGTCTCGACGTAGACGTTGTGGTTCGCGCCCGCGAACATGAACCACGCGTGCACGGTGTTGTCGTCGAGCGTGGCGTTGCGGTCGTGCGCGAGCCCGAAGACGCACTTGTCGCCGGCCGCGAACACGCCTCCGCCGCCGGTCACGTCGCTCTCGACCTTGAGCCGGAACTCGACGATCGGATTCTTGGCGATGTCCCAGGTGCGCTGGTCGCCCTGGCTCACGGTGATGGTCTCGACCTCGTTCGTGGTGTCGAACTTGACCGCGTAGACTCCCGTCACCGCGTCGGCCACGTAGTCGGTGGTCGGGGTGCCGGCGGCCGAGGTCTCGGTCATCCCGAGCCACGTGGGGAGCCCCTGCCCGGTGCGGGCCGCGAACTCTTCCAGCATCCGCCCTTGCTCTGCGGGCGGGCGGTACAGCTGCAGCGAGGCGAGCACGAGCGCGCCCAGCGTCGTGGACTTGAACGCCGTGTTGAAGTTGAGCGCGTCGGCCGTGGTGAATCGAGCCATGGGGGTCTACCTCTGGAGAAAAGGGGGTTACGCCCGCCGCAGGCCGCCGAGCGAGAGCTTGAAGGTCCGGACGTTCGCGTCGACGGTGGTCACGCGAACCACGGCGATGAGTCCATTCTTGAAGCCACCCTCTCCGGAGAGCAGCGTGTCGCGCAGGCTCGCGTCCGTGGCCGAGTTGGCGTAGGCCCGCGCGCTGTCCTCGTAGACGATCCGGTTGTCCGGAATGGATGCCCACCCTGCCGTATTGATGGGCGGGGACGCGGAGTTCTCGGTGCTGCTCACCTGCCGCACGAGGTAGAACTCGGCGTTACCGTTGGTGGAGCCGGACTCGAGACGCAGCACGATGTCGTCGACCTTCCCGTCCATCTCGCGCGGGAAGATCAGCGCAGATCCGACGACGGCGCCGACCCCGTCCCCGGTCACGGTGATCGTCTTGTCGAGTGACCACCCGTTCGCGTCGGACACGCGAGCACCCCCACAGGCGGAGCCTAGCACGGGTGCGACAATTTTGCCGCACCCCTCTAGTCGGGCGCCTTACGAAGCAGGTCGGCCCGCTCCTTGGTCTCGCGGGTGATTGCCTCGGTCCGCTCTTTCCGCACGGTCCCGGCCGCCGACTCCGGGTTGAGCACGGGCGCGACCCCGAACCCGAGGCCGCGCGCGATGGCAGGGGGGCCACCAGCCCACCGAGGCGGGAGCGCAACCGCAGTCTCGTCGGGGCGGAGGTAGCCCGCCCACCGCAGGGCACGGTCATAGAATCCGGCTTCGAGCTTGGTGTTAGCGTTCCGCCACACCCCGCCCAGTGTTGCCGTCGCCCACTGCCACCGCTTCGGATCGTTGGCGGCGTAGTAGCCGAGCTCGCCGCCGGCGCTCCGGACCTGGGCCAGGTTCGGGTCCTCGTCGGGCAGGAGCGGCTCGAAGTGGACGCCGCCCGTGAAGGCGTCAGGCACGCCGAGCCGGACCATGGCTGGATGTACCCGGCCGTAGCGCGGGTTCTTCCGCGTGCCCGAGGCCGCGTCGGCGAGCGGCTGCAGGAACGGGTTGTCCACCGTGGCGGCGAACTCGCCCGGGCCGCCCCAGAACAGCGACGCCATCTGGTGGATGGCTGCCGCGGGTCCGGCGCCGCCGGTCGTGATCATGTAGCCGACGGCGTCGGGGTCCATCCCGTCGGCGCTGTAGGGCTCGCCGCCGCCGCTGACCCACCAGATCATCTTCCCGCGGTACTTCTCCTCGAGGTCGGCCTGCTGCTCGCGGGTCAGCCCCCACGCGGTCGGGGTGAGCCGCATCGCCCGGAGCGCGGAGAACACCCGGTCCGGGTGGCGCAGCATCGTGCGGACCGCCATGTTCACGTCGAGCCGCATGTAGGCGTAGAACGGGATCAGGAACCGGAGCACGTCCCGCTCGAAGGCGCCGAGCGCGCTCGGGTCGTACACGACGTCGCGAGCCACCGCGGACGCTGCCGCGTAGCTCGCGCCCTGGTCGAGCTCGTCGAGGTAGACCGCGGCGCGGTGCGTGGAGTCCACCGCGCCGGCGAGCTGTCGCAGGCCTGCGGGCCCGAGCACGGTCTGGACGAAGAGGCCCGCCTTCTCGAGCGGCCCACGCGCGCCGAGCCCGAGCTGGCGCAAGAGCGCGCTCGCGTCGTCGATGGTGCCGACGCTGTCGCCGATGCCGCCGCGGATCGCGTGCTCGACGAGCTCGCGGGCGTTGAGCACGCGCCCAGACTTGAGCGTGACCTCGAGGTCGTCGGCGTGCAGCGTCCCGGCGAACAGCCCCTTCGTCAGCGCGCGGAACGCCTCGTGGTGCGCCACCGGGACGAGGGCGTGGCGCGCCGTCGCTGCCGGCCCGCGCGCGAACCAGTCCTGCCAGAACGGCCCGCTGACCGCGCCAGGGTAGTAGCCGAGCCGGCCGACGAGCGGGCTCAACCCGTGGGTGAGGCTCTGCGTCCACCAGCTGAAGAGCTGCCGGGCGCCCTGTCGCTGGCCGACGGTGCCGCCGACCAGCGCGCCGAGCACCGCCCCGGGCGCGCCGAGGGGGCTACCGACAGCCGCGCCCACCGCGGCGCCGACCGTCGCCCCGGCCACCGCGCCGACCTTCGGGTGCGCGAGCACGCGACCCAGGGGCCCGAGCGGGGCGGCGTTCACCTCGGGGATGAGCCGCCGCGCCGACTGCCCGAGCTGGTCGGCGACCACCTCGCGCAACCACGCGGGCGCGGCCAGGTCGGACGCGAGGGCGTCGCCCGGGCGCAGGTCCGTGCGCCGCGCGATGTCCCACGCCGTCACCGCGTCGGCCTCGCTCACGCCGGGGAAGACGCGGATCCCGTTGGCGTTGGGGGGCGGCACGTAGCCGCTGACGATGTGCTGCAGCGCCAGCCGCACGCCCGGCGCCTGGCTCGCGAACCGCTTGGCCACGAGCTGCTCGACCGCCTCCCGCTCCGCGAGGTCCTCGCCGAGGCGCACGGCCAGGCGCGCGAACCCGACCGCGTCGTCGCTCGACCACTTGCCGCCGCCGGCGCGGAACACCGTGTCCGCGATCGAGGGGTGGCGCGGGCCGTGCTCCACCAGCGTGGCGGCGATCTCGGCGTAGTCCTCGGCCGAGAGCGTGACGTGCCCGCTGGGGACCCAGGCCCAGGCGGCCGCGCGCCCCAGCTCGACGGCGGCGTGGTACTCCGCCGCGCGCTTCGCCGGATCTGCGATCGCGGCCCGGATGTCCGCCGGCGACAGCGCCCGGCCTCCGAGCGCGGCGGCGGCGTACGCCTGCGCGCCGGACAGCCCGGCCTCCCGATAGGCGGCGATCTTGGCGGTGAGCCGGGGGATCGCGGTGCGGACCGACGCGGAGATCTCGTCGAACGCTGCGCGGTCGGGCATTGCGAGCCGGTGGGGCGCGAGGCCGAGCGCGCGCTGAGTCTTGCCGCCGCCGGCCTGGGCGAAACCCGCGGCCAAGTTGTCGAAGAAGCCAGGGTGCTTGGCGACCGTTACCCCGTTCTGGCGGAGCCCGCCGAGCTCCCGGTACGCGAGCCAGTCCCGGAAGGTGTCGAGCTCGGCCGCCGTCTGGAGCGGCTCGGTGTAGCCGACCTTCTTGGCCGCCGATCGGATCTCGGCCGGGCGCCCCTTCCCGAGCAGCGCGGCGAGCCGTTGCTGCCCGATCTTGCGCTCGGCCGGGGTGACCCAGATCCCGTGGTAGTTCACGAGCTCTTCGCCGCCGAACGCCGACCGCGCCGCCGTGCGCGCGTAGTCGTCGACGAGCTGGTGCAGCTGCGCCGTAGCCGGACCCGGAGGGGGCGCCGGCTGGGGACGTCCGCGGACGGCGCGCCACAACGCCTGGGTCAGCCGCTGCGTGGCGTCCTTGAGCGGCGCCGCCGGCGCAACCGGGGGCGCGGCGGCACCGCCGCCCGGCGGCGGGCCGAGCACCGCGTTGACGGCCGGGTTGTTCGTGCTGGCGACCGACGGGGTGCCGGCGAGCTCGGCGTCGGCTGCCGCGCGCAGGGTCGCGAGGTCGGTCCCGAGCTCCCGCGCGCGCATGTCCATCGCCTCGATCGCCTCGGAGGGGAAGCGCTTCAGCGCGGCGCCCGTGCCGCCCGCCTGGGCCACGGCGAGCCAGTCGTCGGCGACCTGCGCCCCGACGTCGAGCGGCATCGCGGCCGCGCGGCGGAGGGCCTCGAGCTTGCCTGTCGCGAGCCCGGCCTGGGTGAGCTTGCCTGCACTGCCAGCCAGGCGCGCGCCCTGCACGGCGGCGGTCGGCACGAGCTCCTCGCCGCCCGCGACGAGGTCCACGGCGAGCATCAGCATGGCCAGCTCGCTCGCGGTCTTCTCGTCGATGTTGATGCCCATCGCCGCGAGCGCCGGGTGACCGACGAGGTTGCGCTTGAACACCACGTCGAAGTCGCCGCCGCGCCCGCCGAAGAGCCTGCCCTCGGCCGCGCGCTCGAGCCCGCGGTACAGCACGCGCTCGAGCCCCGACGCCTGGTTCGCCTGCGCCCAGTCGTCCACGCCGCGGGCGGCGGCGAGGTCGGGGGCCGCGAGGCCCGTCGTCGGCCCGACGGAGACGAGCCCGTCCCACGGGGTCTTGAGCCCCGCCGCGTCGAGCGCAGCGCTCCCGGCCCGGACGCCCGCGCCCCACATGCCGGGGAGGTAGACGGACTTCCCGCCGACCTTGAGCTCGGTCAGCGGCATCTGCTCGGCTCCGCTCCAGCCAGCCTCGGCCACAAGGCTGCCCGGCGTGGTGAGGCGCCGGAGCGCAGCCCCTGTCGCCGATTCGAGCGGCGCCGTCCCGTGAAGGGTTCGCCCTGGCTCCTTCTCGGCGGCTGCGGTGGCAGCCACACGGTTGAGGTCCTCGATGACCGCCAGCGCCGGCGCCGCCGTCTGCAGCGCCGCGAGCAGGGTCGGATGATTGCGCGCGAGGTTATCGAACACGCGCGTCACGTCGGCGGGGCCACGGCCACCCGTCGCATCGGCCGCGACAAGGGCCTTGCGGCCGAGCTCGACCGCGCCCCCGAGCTTCGCGGTCGCGGCATCGGCGAGGCCGGTCAGCGACCAGCCGGCCTTCTCCGCTTGCGGCGGGACGCCGACCAGGCTCGCGGCGATGGGGGCCTGATGCGCGACGGGCGCCGCGACCTCGGCGAAGGTGGGCTTCGCCGCTGCCCCGGTCTTGGAGAGCTGCGCCTCGGCTGCCATCCCGCCCATCGTCTGGCGCTCCATCACCCGGCCGACCGCCTCGCGGAGACCTGCCGGGGCGCCAGACCGCTCGATGCGCCCGAGGCGCTGCTTCTGCTCCTCTTGCCCGGCCGCGGTCGGCTCGAGCAAGATCCGCTCGGCGATGGCATCGGTGAGCGCCACCTCGCGACGCTTCGGCTCCTCGCGAACCCACCAGTCCGCGCGCTCGGCCGGCGTAGCCTGGGTGGGCTTAGGCGCGCCGATGGCGTTCGGGGTGCTCGCCTTGAGCGCCACCTCCTCCGGCTTCGGAATGATCGGTGCGCTGTCCCCCCGGAGGCCGTTCGGGTAGGCCGCGGCGAAGAAGGTGGCCGCGTCGATCTTCCCGGCGCGAAGGGCGGCCCATGCCTCGTCAGGGGTCATTGGGGCGGCGCGCGCCTCGTCGGGGGTCATCGGGGCGGCTCGGGCGGCGGGCCGCGACCGAGCAGCGCTGCCGCCGTCTCCTCGGGCACGAGCGCGTAGCCATTGCGGACGGGGACCCCCGGCGGGGCGGCGGCGAGGGTCGGCTCGGCGACGAGCGCGGCGGCCCGGGACACCCCCGCGTTGCCCGCCCGAGTCAGCGGGGGCGCGCCGGGCGGACGAGGCGGGGGCGGCGGGCGGCCGATCGCGGAGCCCACCGCCTTGACCGAGCGGACCACGTCGCGGTTCGGACGGGCGACCCAGGGGGCGGGCTCACCGGGGGCGCCATACGGGTTGTCGAACAGGCGCAGCGTCTGCATCCGCGCGCGCGCGAGTGCGTCCTGGCGAGCGAGCAGCTCGCGCTCCGCCCGGTCGAGCGCCGCCAGCGTCGCCGCCCGCTCGGGGTTGGCGAGCAGCTGCGCGGGTCCGCGCGTGCCGACCGCGACCTCCGTCGAGCCGCCGCCCGCGCCGAGCGCCGCCGCGCCCTGCTGCGCAGAGCCGAGCACCTGGTTGAACTCGCCCTGGAACGACGCGGGATCTGCAAGCTTGGGCTTGCTTACGCCGTATTGCCCGGGCTGCATGGTGATCTGCTGGAACCCGCTCGTGGCCGCCACCTCGGCCGCGGTGAGCGCTGCCCGCAGGACGGCGGCGTCGGCATCGCTCGGGTCCGCAAGGAGCGCAGCGTTGGCGCTCAACATGTAAGCGTCGATGACCTCGCGGATGGCGCCCTGCTTCCCGGGATCACTGCCCGCCATGCCCTGGAGTGCCCGGTTCCGGCTTGCAATCAGATCTACTTCGCCCGTGATCTCCTTTTCCGTGGCGCCCTGGCGGATCTTCTTGGCGATCAAGCGAGCTTGCTCGCCGATGTCTTTCGCCTTGTCCAAGATCGCGGTCTGATCCGCCGGGCTCGGGAACTGGGCCACGAGGCTCGAGTTCTTGATGTGCTCCCTTTCCAGGCCGGCCTCGGCCGCCTGGATGGTGGCGGACGCGCCGTAGTAGGAGCTGCCGAGCTGGGCGTGGTAGTCGCGCAGGCTGTCGGCCTGCTCGCCCGCGGTCTCGATGACCGTCTTGAGCACCTGGTCGGAGCTCTCCGCGAGCTTGACCCGCTGCTCGGCGAGCCGCCCGTAGGCGTCCGCCACCTGGGCCTCGGCCTCGGCGAGCTTCGCCTGGGCCATCGCCCGCGCGCTCGGGTCCATCGCGTCGAGCCGCCGGCGGCGGAGGTCCTCGGCGTGCGCGGAGAGGACCCCGAAGAACGGGTGCAGGAACGCGGCGGCCGCGTTCGGCACTCCGCCCGGCGGGGGGACGTAGTACACGGGAAGGTGCGCCTCGGTTCGCGCGGCGCCGACTTGTTGCGGTGCGGGCATCAGTAGGTCCCTCCGCTATGCGCGGTGTTCTGCGCCTCGAGCTGCGCGAGCCATCCCATGAGCCACGCCTGATTCGCGGCCCGCTCCTCGGGCGTGGAGCCGAGCCGGCCGGCCAGCGCGGCGTCGTACTTGCCGGTGTCGACCCACTCCTGGATGTAGGCGGACGCCTCCCCCGAGCCCTCGACCTGCAGGCTCCCGACCTGGCCCGGGACCGACTCCGTCGGCATCCGCGCCGAGCTCGCGGTGCCCTGGTCGGAGAGCTGCCCGGCGTAGCTGCCGGCGGCGCCGAGCGTGTCGGTGATGGCGCCGAACGCGTTGTTGAGCCGCTCGACGCGGCGCCCCTCGAGCGCGGCGCCGAGCTGGGAGATCTCCGCGCGCTGCGCCTCGGCCTTCGCGATGTCGGCCTGCGCGATGAGGTCGGCGGCGGACTGGGTCGCCCGCGCGGTCGCGTGGCTGATGTCGCGCCGGACCTGGCCGATCTGCTCACCGCTGGTGCCGCCGGTCGCCGAGAGGAGCCGCTCCTGCTGCTGCTGCAGCTGCGTCATGTTCGCCTGCACCGGCGCCATCATGGTGCGCTCCATGACGTCCTTCTCGCGGCCGGTCAGCCCGAGACCGCCCCACTTCTCCTTGCGGGCAAGCTCGGCCTTGCGGGCCTCCATTTCCTTGTCGTACTTGCTCTTCTTCGCGGCCATGCCGGCCTGGACACCGCCGGCGACGGCGGCAGCAGCAAGCATCGCGATGGGGATCCAGACTGGCATGGGTTCTCCTACTTGAACACTTCGATCGCGAGGGTGGGTTCCTGGACGATAACTTGCTTGATCCCTGTAGGGTTGTCGCTGCCGAGGTACCACTCAACCCAGACGTCGTAGGTCCCCGCGGCGAGCTCGAGCTGCGTGGCGAGCGTGTACGGCTTGGTGACCCCGACCTGCATGAACCGCAGGGTCCCGCTCACGACCGTGGCTGACGCGGTCGTGACCGCCTGGTAGCAGAGGCGGAACACGCCGTACTGCCCGGCGGCCGCCAGGGTGTGGCGCACGGTGATCCCAAACGTCGCCCTCACCTCGAGCAACGCCGCGACCTCGAGCGTGATGCGCCGCCCGAGGTAGGGGAGGGGGAAGGTCGGATCGATAATTCCCTGCTCGGCCGTGCCGTTCGGGTAGCACTGCTCCGGGAAGAACGACCAACGCCGGGTGGCGTTGCCCGTGTGGCGGACGGCGACCTCTACACTGCTCCCGTCGCGGGAGAACTCGGCGTCCGTCCAAGTCTCTCGTTCGGGCCAGTGGAACTCCTGGAATTCGCCGATCTGCGCGTTCGTGGGGTACGGCAGCACGTCCGGTTTCAGGATCGCCTGGCTCCCAGGTAGGTCCGCCGCGTCGAGGTCGCCGAACACGAACCCGCCGTTGACGTAGCCGCGCCAGGCGTTGAGGTCGGTCTCCAGGCTGGTCGGCTCGATCACGCCGCCATTGCTGGGCGAGTAGGTTTGTGCGGGCCACGCCATCAGGTCACCCGCCGGATGAAGCGCCCGAAGAGGGTGTCGGTGCCCATGCGCACCGTGCCGCCGGCGCCAGACGACTCTCGGATCTCGGCGGCCGCCGTGATCGCGAGGTTCGCGCCGGTGGTGTTCTCATAGTAAAGCCAGGTCCCGAAGTCGTGGCCCGGGACGGTCCCCGCGTTGCCGACCCGGCAGAGCGTGCCGGTGACACCGACGCCGCCCACCGTCCAACGGGTCTCGACCGTGAGGCCGATCGGGATGCCGAGCGTCGCGCCCTGCCGCTCGAACGAGAGATCGAGCCAGCAGAGGAGCGCAGCGTTCGCCGGGATCGTGACCGCCTGGGTGTAGGCGACGCCGTGGTTGATGGTCGCCCAGACCCCGCCGGCGGCCAGCACCTGGGTGCCGCCGTTCGCCTGCAGCGGGGTGAACGCCTTCTCGACGCACGCACTCGTCGAGAAGCATCGGCGGACGAGCCCCTCTTCCGCGAAGTTGTCGCGGCCGAAGGTGGACGCGACGAGCGCCGCGGCGAAGTTGTTCCAGTTCGCCGCCGACCGATTACGGCCGTAGCGGGCGACGACGTCGGCTTCAACCTTGCCCATCAGCGCTTCCCCTCGACGACGAGCATCTGCCGCGTGTCGACGGTGGCGTCGCCGGGGTTGATGCGGATCTCGATGCGGTGGCTGCCGGCGCCGACGGCGATCTGCCCGACCACGCTCATCGTGACGTCGCTCGCGTCCGCGTCCCCGCCGGCCGACGAGGTCGCGTGCAGCACCCCGTCCACGAACACGCCGATGAAGGGGTAGGACCGCGACGTCGCCACCGTCCGGCAGATGACCGTCGCGTAGACGAGCAGCGTGCACGCGCCGGTGGAGCGCGTGATCCCGAGGTCGGGCACGAGCGTCCAGAACGAGGCCGCTCCGCCGACCGCGACGCGGTTCGTCGCCGTGACGTGGTGCGGCTGGTTGAAGGTGAACTGCCTGCCGCCGGCGGCGGCGTCTGCCACGTTCTCGAGGTCGAGCCCGCCGTTGACCTCGCCGAGGATGCGGTTGCACTCCCCCTGCAGGTCGGCTGCGTCGAGCCAGTCGTTCGTCGTGAGGTCGGCCTCCGTGAACACGCGCATCATCGCCCCCCGACGAGCGGCCAGTGGGCGTCACCCGTGGTGGGTCGCACGGTGGCGACGGAGATGTCCTGCATCCAGAACTTGTTGCCGGAGATCCGGTAGCCGACCTCCCACGACAGATCTCCGCGGAGGTCGATGCGGAACGGGTAGATCTCTGGCCACGGCCACACCTCGGACGCCGACCAGGTGGCGACCCCCCACTCGGCGAGCGCCGTCTCTGGGCGCTCCTGCGCCCCCGTGGTGAGGGTCCGCTGCGTCGTGCCGGTCTCCTGCCGGCGCTCGACGACGCGCGAGACCGTGACCGATCGGCCCGACCCGGCAAGGTGGAGCCGCGGCACCACGTAGAGATCTTGCACCCTCCCGGCCGCCTCGTCGGGCGACGCTGCCCCGATGAGCGCGTACTGGGGATCGAGCGAGACCGTCCCGACCTTGGCGTTGCTCGCGCGCGTGAGGTGCCAGATCCCCCGGTAGTTCGCGCCGGTGTTCCAGCACCCCGCGAGCACGTCGCCGTGCGCGTCGGGCGACTCGACCATGTGGCTGATCTGCCAGTCCTCCCGCAGCGACCAACTCGCGCTCGCGTAGTGCAGCACGAAGCCGAGCGACGGCCGCCAGTCGCCGTCCGCAGGGACCTGGATCCACACCTCCCGCTCGCGACGGGAGAGGCAGGCCGTCGCCCGCATCAGCGCGGCACGGTTGACCCGCTTCCAGCTCTCGCTGATGTGGTGGCCGATGTACTGCAGCGAGGTCGGCTCGTCGTCCCGCAGCGACCCGGTCAAGATCTTCGGGCCGTCCGGGCCCAAGAGGAGGATGCCGACGCCCGGGACTTCGATCACGGCGTCCGGAGACGAGCAGCCCTCCGTCTCCGTGATCGTCTGCACCGTCGGCAGCTGGCCCGGCTCGTCGCGGATCACGTAGATCCCGCGCTCGCGGAACAGGAACAGGGCGTCCTTGCTGACGAAGAACCCGCGGTCTTCGCCCGTCGCAGCGTTGCCGACGTTCAGCCAGTTGTTCGCCGGGAACTGCTCGTGGAACGTCGGGTGACTGTAGCGGACGAGCCCGTCGGGCGCGCCCGCGAGGTAGAGCCGGCCCTTGAACCAGGCCGCGTACTTGACCCGGGAGGGAAGGAGGCCGGTCCCGTCGAGGTCCGCCTCGGGCCCGAGCTCGTTGTCGGGCTTGTCGTCGTAGAACGCCCGCTGGTTCGGGTACATGTCCCCGAGGTAGTACAGCGGCGCGTCGGGCGCGCCGGCAAGATCGACGATGTTCCGCGTACGGTAGACCCGGATCTTCCGCACGCTGGTCTGGAGCGGGCGGTCCACCTCGACGCGCACCGCGATCCGCGCGTAGACCCCGTTGGGGTCGTTGAGCTGAACCCCGGACCCGGACACGTAGGCCACCGCCGACAGAGGCGACTCTTGGCCGAGGTCGTTGACGTAGCTGATCGCGTAGCCGTACTTCCACTTTCCGAGGACGGCGAGAGAGGTCGGCGTGGGCCCCACGCCTCGGTGCGCCACGTAGTCCGCGAACTCGGCGTTGAGTCCCGCGGTCGCGTACCAGCGCCCGAGCCCGTTGTCGTAGCTGCCCCCGTGGTCCACGGCGCGGGTGAGCGTGGTGCCCGTGTTGAGCCCCGAGAACACGTGCGGGCTCGCCGGGAGGCGGTCGAACCCCACGGGCTGCTTCTGCCGCCCGTTCCATCGGAACGGCTCGTTGAGCCCATCGAACCGGTACACCCATTCGCGCGCGTTGACGTAGCTCGGCGGCGCCCGGTGGACGTCGGCGAAGGTGAGGCCGCTCTCGATGGTGACGACCGAGCTCGACGGCCAGTGCACGTAGCCGAGCGTGATCCCAGCGGACGCCGTGCCGTACTCCACCAGGAGGAACCGTACTCGCCCGTTGTGCCGCGTGAACCAGTGCAACCGGTGAACCGGCGCCGTCGTCGTGATGACACGCGACGCGCCGCGACAGTTGCGCCATCCGCCCCCGGGCGGGGCGGACATGTCCTTGACCCGATGGGCCTGGCCCGGCTCGAGGTCGATCGCCTCGTTGAGGCCGCCGAGCTCGCGGAACCGGACGAGCGCCGGCTGGTCGGGGCGGGCGGTCGTCGGCTTCACGAGCTGGTCCAGCGCACGGCCTGCGACGTCGGCCAGAACCCGCCGAGCTGATTGCCCGCGAGGAAGCTCTGCCGGACCTTGGTGGACTGGTCGGCGATCATGTACCGGTTGATGCACGCGGACAGCAGCGGCGCCGCCCGCTCCCTCAGCTGCACGCCGAGCGTGCCGTTGCCGTTGCGCTCGGCTTGGGCCGCCGCCGCGTGCAGCGCGAGGAGGGGCGCGTACTCCTCGGGGATCTCGGGCACATCCGTCGGCGCCACCATGTCCGCGGCCTGCGCGTAGTAGGTCAGCATCAGCTCGCGCGCGTCCGCCGGCCAGGGGTAGACGCGCATCCACACGGGCGCCGAGCGGTGGCGGAGGAGCCGGAGCCGGCGGTGCGCCGCCTTGCCGGCGCCGAGCGGCGAGGGCGTGCCGGCGCTGTCGACGTAGCTCGTGTCGGTCTGGCTGCTGATCACGGTCAGCAGGTACCAGGGCCCCTCGCCCTCGCGGCGGTAGACGAGCCGCTGCCGGTACCGGAACTGATCGCTCGTCTCGAGGTTGCCAAGGGTGACCTGGAGGTTGCCCCCCGTTGGGGTGACGCTCACGACCTCGGACGGCCCGCTCTCCTGGCCGCCGTAGGCCCAGGTGTAGCAGTAGCTGTACTTGACCCCCGAGGTCAGGCCCGCGCCCGCGGTCGCCGTCACCGTCGGCGTCGCCACCGGCGCGAGCGGGCAGGGCATGTCGGCCCCGCCGCGGTCGAGCCCCACGGGACGCAGCAAGCTCGCCGAGCTCTGGATGCCGCCGTCGGCGACCAGATCCCAGTACGCGGGCGGCCCGCTGGCGCCCGCGTCCCATTGCGGGAGCCAGCCGGGCGCGCGAGCCAGCGGCCGGTCCTCGTTCAGATCTGGGCCCCGGTCGGTGACCGCGATGATCTCCGCGAAGTCGAGCGGCAGCGCCAGCCGGAACGGGCGGATCGTCAGGTTCTGGGTCGAGGCGTTGACCGTGGTCTTGTCCGAGCCCGTGTGCGCGTACCTCGGATCGAGGAAGAACCGGATGGAGCTCCCGAGGCTCTCCGTCGCCTCGATCATCCACTCCACGCCCGTCTCTCGCGTCGGACCCCAGAGCGCCCCCGACCCCTTGTCCCCCGACAGTCCCTGGCCCCAGTAGGCCATGATGTCGTCGGACGCGAGCGCCGCGGTGCCCACCACGTCGTTGAACTCGGTGCCGGCCCCGGACTGCACGAGCACCGAGTAGAGGTAGTTGTTCTCCCAGGACCACTCCGCGGCCGGGATCACGACCTTGGGGCGCACGAACAGGCGCGCCTCACGCATCATGAAGCGCCAGCTGCCGAGGCCCAGGAACGCCGCCTGCGCCTCGTTCAGGAGGCTGGAGACGTTGTCTCGGTACGCCGCCGCGTCAGGCGCGTAGCGGAGCTCTTCCTCGACGCGGGTCCGGAGGGTCGCGAGGTTCCACAGGGGCACAGATCCTCCCCACCGCGGAGATCAGCCGCACTGGATCCAGACGGTGGAGGTGTTGGCCGCCGTCCCGTCGATGACCGCCCACCCGATCACGTGGTGGGTCCCGACCGTTGCGGCGTCCGCGCGGCCGGCCGTGGAGCTCATCTTGAGCGGGTCGCCGGCCGCCACGGCGTCCGCGACGTTGCAGCTCGCGCGGGGCCCCGAGACCTGAACCCACCCGCACTTGCCGTTCGCCATCGCGGTGTCCGCGACGCCCATGGCGTGCTGGCGCGTGTCGCTGTCGGCGAGCTCGACGGCGAACCCGCTGGTCCCCTGGGTCGCCCCGTCGAGGTCGAGGGTCACCCAGTCGCCGGCCGCGATGTCGGCGCCGCTCTCGTTGATGACCCACACGTAGCGGCGCACGCCGCCGTCGTTGCGGACCGAGCCGAGCGCGAACGTGGTGTTGTTCCCGTCCGCCAGCCAGGTGACGGGCGAATCGGAGCCTGGGGCGTTGGCAATGCTCGGCATGTCGGCCTCCGATTAGAACACTTCGGCGTTGGTAAGCAGGAAGCAGCCCGAGAGCGGGCCGTACTGACCATCAGAGCTGACCTCGCACACGAGCTGCCCGGCGACGATGACGACCGAGACGCTCACGAGCGGGTTGAGCTGCATGTAGGGCGTCATCGTGAAGAAGGCCTTCGACCGCTTCTTCAGCTTGATGCTGCCGTGATCGACACCCAGGAAGCTCCACTTGTTCGCGGCCGAGGTGGCGCCCGCCGAGGGCAGGAGCACGTTGTCGTACTTGAAGCCGTCGATGACCGCGGCGGCCTGGCCGACGCCGATGTCCTGGCTTCCGCCCGGCAGGTACTGCCGCTGCGGGATCACGATCCGGCGGGCGAACTCGTCGAACTTCTCGGACGCGTAGCAGAAGGTGTTCTTGAGGTCGCGGTTGCCGTGGATGCGGCGGAGACGGCTTCCAATCTGGGCGAGGCCGCGCTGGATGTGCGCGGAGGCCGCGGAGCTGCAGTCGTAGAACTGGTTCTGCGTTCCGAGGAGCGTCGCGTAGGTGGACTTCGAGAGCCCGTGCACGGTGTTCGTCTGCGACCCGGAGGCGCGATGCTCGACGAAGCCGGTGTTGTAGTCGGTGCCGTTGATGGTCGCCATGTCGGCGAACGCCGTGACATCGCCGAACAGCGCCTGCTGCTGCAGGTTGCTGCGCAGGTGCATCATGACGTCCTTGATCGCCGCTTCCTGGTAGTCGATGAGCTGGCCCTTGCCGGACATCTCGTCGTCCCGCTTCCGGCTCATCAAGATCGGCTGCACCACGTAGAACGTGCCGTAGCTCCCGGGCACGAACTGGGCCTGCCCGGAGTAGGTGATCGCCGGGAAGTCCGACGTGATGCGCTGCGGCTCGGAGTGCCGGCGGACCTGCCAGTTCGTCGTGAACAGGCGCCCCGCCTCCAGGTCTTGCGCGCCGGCGATGAGCCGCTCCGCGACCGGGTATGGCGTGTCCTGGGGATTCGCGAACTTCTGGCTGAAGCGGATCCCCAGTACCGAAGCTTCCTCGTCCGTGAGGGTAAAGGACGCCATGGTGGTCGGTCCCCCGTGCGGCTTTTTTGTCGCACTTCGAACCTACCCGACGCAATGCGTGTTCGCAACGGGGGCGTCAGCGCGGGATGAGGCGACTCCGCGAAAGCAGGTCCTTGGTCGCGGCAGATCCGGGGGGCGCGTTCGCGATGGCCTTCTTGAGGTCCTCGTAAGGCGCGCTGTCGGGATCGATGCGCGCGGCGCTCGTGCGCTCGCGGCGGCCCGCGAGAGACGCGGCCGAGAGGCGCTCGGACGCCTCGGCGCGGCTCTCCTTCTCGGAGAGCCGGTGTCTCCAACCGTGGACGAGCTTCCCGTACAGCTCGGGCGCATCCTTGCCCGTCGCCTTCACGAGGCCGGCGAGCTCCTCGAAGAACTCCGGGACGGCGAGGAGCTTGCCGATCTCCGGGTCGGACTTCTGCCACCGCTCGACGGCCGCGAGCTTCGACGCCTGCACCGCCTCGGCCTCGGCGCGCCGCGTCTGCTGCAGCTGCTCCTCGGCCTTCTCGGCGTAGCTCTTGCCGAGCCCGCCCAGCGCCGCGCGCACGAGCGCCTGCGCCTCACGCTGGGCGACCGCGCGCACGTAGCCCTCCGGGTCCTCGCGCAGGTCGGGGACCTTGATCTCCTGGCCGTCGTCCTTGAACACCGCCTCCGTGGCCGCCTTGAAGTCGGTGTGGCTCCGCTCCTGCAGCTGGCGCTCTTGCGCGCGCTCGCGCGCGAAGGCCTCGAGCTTCTCGGTGAGCGCGGCCTCGCGCGCGTCGAGCTCGGCCTGTCGACGCGTCGATGCGAGCCGCACGTTGTACAGCAGCGCCCGGAGGTCAGGGTCTTCTCGCACGCGGTCGAGGACCGCCGCGTCGACCTCGACCCCGTCGGCGTAGGTCTCGAACGGCGAGAGCAGGTCGGGCAGCTCGGCGTCGAGCAGCCCCAGCGTCACCGGTTCAGCGGCGGCCTGCGGCTTCCCGCTCTCCTCCTTGGGTTGCTCCACCTCCGGCGCCGGCGCCGGCGCCGCCTCCGGTTGCTCCCTCTCCTGCTCCTTCGGTTCCATTCGTTCCTCCCAGAAGTTTCCGGAGGTCGGGCCCTGCGGCCGCCTCCTCCTTGGTGGTGGTCTCGTCCTTGGCGTCTGCCGGCGGCTTCGGCCCGTTGGCCGCCGCGACGAGGAAGCCCGCGTCGCTCGCGGCGGCGGTGAGCTTCCGGTAGAGCTCGAGCGCTGCATCGTCGGACGACAGCGCCTCCGTCGCGTCGAAGGCGTACTTCTTGCCCGCCGGCCCGAGCGCCTTCAGGTAGGACTGCAGGCCGGACAGCGCGAGGTGAAGCGCCCCGACGTCCTCCTCCTTGCTGTCCTTGCCGTCGTAGCTGCCATCTGCTTCGGCGACCGGCGACTCCCCTCCGGTCATGGCGTCCATGGTCGTGGACGCCGCTTCCGCGAGCATCGACAGCAGCACGGGGTTGACCTTCTTCCCCCCGCCGGCGACTTCCTTGCTTGCCACCTGGCGTTTCGCCTCGGTGATCTTGCCTGGCCTCGTGAACCCGATCGGCATCATTCCTCCACGTGCGAGCGGATCTCGCGCATCTTGTCGGTGAGCCACCCGCGGTCGACCATGGCCTGGAACTCGCGCGCCTCGGGCCGCGCCGCTCGCCGTGCCATCCGCTCTGCGCGCTCGCGCTCCTCCTGCTCGAGGGCGTTGCGCCTGTCGCGCTGCCGGCGGTCGATCTCGGTGAGGTCGTCCTGGGTCCACAGCGGCACGAGGCCGCGCTCCGCGGCGAGCCGGCGCCGCTCGGCGTCGTTGTGCACCGTCGCCTGCAGCGTCTCGTCCCAGTACGGGTAGCCCCGCAGGCCCGTGTGCTCGACCGGCGCCACGAGCGTCTCGGCGTCGACGGACGCGCACGCGGGGCAGCCGAGGACGCCATCGCCGTTGGGGCCGTAGTCCACGCCCTTCTCGACCAGCGTCTCGTAGCGGGCGCTGCAGCCGCGGCAGAGCTTACGGAGCAACAGGGCCATCGAGCACCTCGGGCGCGAGCGGCGGCTGCACGGGGAGGCCCGCTGGCGGCGCCGGTGTCGCAGGCGGCGCCTCGAAGTCGCGGAAGAGCGACTCGCTGCGGAACTGGTCGGGGAGCGACTCGACGTCGCAGATGTAGTCGATCGCGTGGCGGGCGAAGACCTGGACCGGAGGGGGCGACGTCTGGAGGCTGGCCAGCGCAACCAGGCTCTCGAGGTGAGGCTTGGCCGTGTAGAAGGCGAGCTTGCGCGCCTCCTTCGCCATCGGCGACCTGGCGATGTCCGCGAGCCCGAGGCGCCACGGACGGTTCAGGTCCTCAGCGGTGAGGGAGACCGTCTTCCGCCCGAGCCGCACCCGGAGGGGCTGGTCGCTGGCGGCCAGCGCGTCGTGCAGGAACCGCAGGTAGACGTGCAGCAGGTGCACGACGACCTCGTCCATGCGCTTGGCTACCCGCCCCTCGTTGCTCTCGGTGTACGCGACGAGGGCCTGCGCCTCGGTCGCCGAGAGGTACTCGCCTTGCTTGCCCTGGGCGAAGGGCGAGAGCTGCACCGTGTCGTTGTAGGCCTGGGTCAAGAACTGCCGATACTTCAAGATCGTATCGGACATAGGCGGAATGTTGAGGAACTGGATGGCCTTCTGCAGGTCCGTCGCGCTGTCGCACGGGACGAAGCTGACGTCCTTGCCTTCGAGGATCGCCTTGATGACCTTCTCGTCCACCTTGTCTTTCAAATAGGCAGCCACCCTCGCCGCATCCCGGCGCGCCCCGTTCGCGAGCGCGATCGCGAGCACGCTCGTCTCGTGCTCGATCTCCCAGATCCCCCAGGCCGGGGCGATCCCCTTGAGCGGCTCGTCGGGCGGCGCCTCGAGCACGATGGGCGGCAGGTGCGACAGGATGCGCCCGCGCGCCGTCGCCGCCGGCGCGCGCGTCGTCGCGAGCAGCTTGAGCTGCGGGCGCTCGGGATCGCCGCACACGAGGTAGTGCTGCACCCGGGTGCGGCTCGCCGCGAGCGGCGACATGTCGAGCAGCTCGAGCACCAGGTGGTGGTCGGGGCGCTCCTCGCGGTTGCTCCGCTGGGTCTCGTGGCGCAGCCCGCGCAAGACCGTCTCGGGCAGGTGCCGCGGTGTCTCGAGCAGCGCCTCCACGTCCTCGACGAGCTCGCCGTACGACGCGCGGATCGCGTCGCTGCTCATCGGGTAGAGGTGGCCGGTGTACTCGCCTCGGTCGGCCGAGCCGACCCGGCGGTCCATGACGACCTCCCAAGGGGTCAGCGCCTGGACCCAGGGCGCCTCCAGCAGCGCCTCGAGCTCGGGCTTGTTCTTCTCCCGCAGCGCCGCCGGGTCCACGCCGAACTTGAACGCGCTCCCCCCGTCGTAGGAGAGCCCGAGCTGGAACGCCTGCTCGATCGCCTGGGGCACGTTCTCGTGGCGAAGGAACCGGTCCAGCACCACCTCGATCGCGTCGGCCTGGTCGGCCGTGCCCGGCTCGGGGCGCCCGGGCAGCTCGATCGGCTCGGGCTGCACCGAGGTCGGCAGCCCCCCACGCGGGTAGAGGTTGCCGAGACGCGCGTTGATCCAGCCCGGCAGGAGCGAGACCTGCATCTTGACCAGGTCGGGATCGATCGGGCCGTCGTTGCCCGGCAGCTCGGAGAACCCAGCCCAGTGCTGGCGTTCGTAGCTCGTCTTGATGCACCGCCAGCGCCCGCGATTCTCCTCGACCCACCGCGCGTGATCGGCCACGAGGGCCGTCACCCGGGGGTTGCTCTCGGTGTCCACCATCATGGCGTCGCTCCATACTTGGCGAGCAGCTCGCCGAGGAACCCGGTCGGCTGCTTGAATTGCTGGACCTTGCGGCCGCGGAACTGCTCGCGCCCGCACCACAGCGCCAGGACCCAGGCCATGACGTCGTCGTCGTGGGTCTCCTGGTCCTCTTCGTCGTCGACCTTCACGCCCGCGCTCCGGGCCACCTGGATGTTGCCGTCGGCCCCCTCCGCCACGCGGCCGAGCTGCGCGGCGAGGACGGGGCAGCTGATGACCGGCACGACGCCCGGGACCGACGGGGCGCAGAACCCGGCCTGGATGACCTCGCGCGCGTAGTCGAACAGGAAGCGCTTGCTCGTGTTCGATCCGCCCTGGGTCCAGAACCCCGGCCGGCCCTTGTCGTCCTCCCACATCGGCGCGCCGAGCTCGAGCAGGTGCGCGATGACCTGGTGCCCGTACTTGTTGCGCTCGCAGTTGATCCGCCCCCGGTTGTACCGGAGGCTCATGCGCGCCGACTGCTCGGCCTGGCCGCGCGGGCCGACGCGGTTGGAGCGCCACCGGGCGACCTGGGTGAAGTCGTCGCGCAGGACCTGCACCGACGCGTAGTCCTTGCCCACGCCGCCGCTCGTGTCCTGGCCCAGGAAGTACCGGCGCCCCGGCTCGGGCGGCACGATCTCGACGTACGCCTCACCCGGAGGGCAGAGGCGCGCCCCCTCGCGCGTGGCGCGCGCGCCGATCTCCCGCACCCGGTCGGCGTCGAACCACAGCCCCCCGGACAGCTCGAAGGGCTCGTTCTCGTCCGAAGGGAACTCCAGGCGGAAGAGCTCGCGCTTGTACCCGAGGACCTCGATGCGGTGCCGCCGCCACGCCAAGTGCTCGAGCGTCAGCCCCGCGTCGCCGTGGAGCTCGAGCAGCTGGCGCTCGTCGTCGCGCAGCTCGGCGACGAACTTGTGCGGGTCGCGGATGGGCCGCGTGTAGTCGTTCGTGTAGAACCACGGCCAGAACAGGTGCGCCCACTCCGCCGGGTTCTGGCGCGAGGTCTCGTGCATCTCGTAGTACAGCCCGTAGGGCCCGTTCGCCGTGCTCTCGATGACCGTCTTGTGGCCGGGGGCGGACTCGACCGTGCTGTTGACCGACGCCCACACCTGGCGGTCCGCCGCCTTGTCGTGCTGCTTGCTGGCGTTCGCCGCGCTCCCTACGGGATAGTAGGCCATCTCCGTCCAGTGCTGATGCTGGAAGGTAAACGACCGCCCCTGCCCGCGGCCGCCCGCCACCATCTGCACCGCGCCCGCCTTGTTGTGCGCGAGCTGCAGGTATTCGGCGGAGTCCTTGGCGAAGCCGTTCGGCAGGGGCTCGGGCATCCTCCGCTGGAACAGGCGGAGCTTGCTGTTCACCGAGCCTCGCGCCCACAACGCGTGGGTGACGCTGATGAGGTGGGCAGGGTCCGGGCTGCAGTACAGCAGCCAGAAGAAGAAGCCGAGGACCACCGTGGTAATTCCGCGCTGGCGGCTCTTGAGCGCGAACACGTTGTCGAACAGGAGCATGGCCGCGATCGTGTCGAGCTGCTCCGGCCAGAACGGAGCCATGGACCGAAGCTTGCCGCGCTTGTCGGCGATCTGAAGCCCACCGATGAATCGGTAGGGATCTCCGCAGAGCCGGCCAGCTTCCTCCCAGTTCACGGCTCGTCACTCCACGCCGCGATCGCGCGCGCGTCCTCGTCCTCTTGCGCGGCCACCGTCTCCGCGAGCGTCGCCGCTGGCAGGCCGCGGAGCAGCCGGTCGAGCACCGCCCCCGGCGTCGCCCCCGTCCGCTGCGCCACCTCCAGCAGCCGCTGGTGCGCGGTTGGCGACAGCCGGCAGTACAGCCGCCTGTCGCGCGTCAGCCATAGCGGCTTGAACCCCGCGGAAGAACTGATCTTGCGCCTCTCGCCCGAACCCCGCTTGTTCACCTTCCCCTCCAAGCGCGGCCATCATGTTGGCGATCGCGGTGACGCCGGTGGCCTCGGGCTCGACCGCGCGGAGCAGGGCCGCGCGCACGAGCGCCACCCGGCCGGCGGCGATGTCGAGGCCGGGGTCTGCCGCCGCCTCGAGCACCAGCGTCCGCGCCCGCTCGATGGCCGAGGGCGCGGCGCAGACGTGCACGAGGCCCCGTCGCACGAGCCCGCCGCAGGTCAGGCACACGCCCTCACCGGCCGCCATGGACCACCTCGAGCGGGGGGCGGATCTCCGGCAGGCCGGGCGTCGGGACGGTGCGCTCCCCCAGCAGCTGGTCGAGGGCGGTCCACAGCTCGCCCGCCTGCGCGAGCTGGCGCTGGTACGCGCCGTAGAGCCGGTTCCGATCGTCGGCGAGCAGGAACTCCCGCCGCCGCTGCTCGGTCGCCGTGGTCCCTTGGAGCACCTCGGTCGTCCGGTCGAGGCGGTCGCCGGTGACCCGGTTCCAGCGCCAGACCGCCGCGGCGATGGCCCGGGCGCGGATCTCCGCGAAGGGCGCGGGGATGCCGTTGGCGAGGTCGGCCGCGAGCACCACCGCGTACGCGCGCGCGAGCCACGACACCGCCTCGGCGCCCTCGCCGGGGCCGAGCACGTCTGCCATCCACGCCTCGGCGTCGGGGGTCCTCATGCGCCGCGAACCTCCTGCGCCGCCCGCTCGGGGACCTCGACCTGGTTGGGCGCGAAGCTCGCGCGCAGACCGAGGTAGGCCCGCGGCGAGAGAGGGGTCAGCAGCTTGCGGCGCCGCTCGGCGTCACCCGCGGTGGACTGCCGCTTGCCGTTCTTGCCCACGCGCCCCTGCCAGAAGCTGGCGATGAGCTCCTCGCCCGCCACCCGCTGGCGCCGCATCTGCTCGGGAAGCCGGCGGAGCATCGAGCCCGACTCGATGTAGGGGTGGAACACCGAGCGCTCGGTCGGCGAATAGCCGGCGGACGGGTCCTTGATTTGAGCGCCCGTCATCTCGACGAGCGCGACCTGGACCACGAGCGCCTCGTCGTGGACCACCTCCGCCCCCATGCGCCCGCTCGACGCGACCACGCCCGGGGTGAAGTCGCGCGCCGGCTGTCCGTTCGTGTTCGATCCCTGGATGGCCCGGCCGAAGGCGGTGGCGAAGTCCTCGGTGGTCTGGGTCGTCGCGCCGATCGCCGCGCTCGCGACGGCGCGACGGCCGCAGAAGAACGCGCACACCCGCCAGGTCCCGCCGTAGTCGTCGGACAGGCCGGCCACGAGCTGGGCGAGCCAGTTGCCCATGCGCGCCATCTGCTCTGCCTCGCATGGCAGAAGCCGGGCGGCCGACAAGGAGAAGTCGTGCTCGCGGAACATGACCTCGTGCCGCACGTAGGTCACGCCCTCCCGGTCCTCGGTGCGGGTCGCCGGGGGCTCGTGCAGCCTGCAGGCGCCGTGCAGCTCGGGCACGTCGAGCCGCATGAGCGACTCGAACGCGGTGGCGAGATCGGACAGGTTGCCGACCTTGCGCTCGGCTGCGCCGAACTCGTTGGATTCCAGGTCGTCACTGCGCATTCGGGTCTCCGTGGTCGGGTGGGCGCCTGCGGCGGGTTGGAGAGAAGGTCACGACGACACAACCTTCCAGTCGGTGGCGAGGATGTGGTCGACGCGGATGTGGTTGATCTGGCCCCACTCGCCGGCCCGCGGATCGTCGGGGTACCGCTGGAGGAAGATCGGCTCGCCGGTTGGCGCCCGGACCACGGCGAAGGTGAAGCAGGCGCGGGTGGCGTACCCGCCGGGGGCTTCGAGCAGCAGCGTGAGGGCTTCGTGGAAGGTCATGCCTTCACCAGCGCCGCGCGCACAGCCGCGTCCTTCGCCTCCAGCAGCTTGCGGAGGGCTACGGTGGTTTCCTGGTTCTGCGCGCGCTCGGCCGCCTGCTGGGCCAGCTCGGCGAACGGGCGGCTGATCTCCTGCAGATGCGGCGGCAGGTGGGCGTAATTGAAGAACTGGAGGACGTGGGCGATCGCTGGGTTCATGCTGCTGGCTCCGTATCGTGTGTTTGTGCTTGGTCGTGGGGGCCGGGAAATTTTCTGCGCGGCCCAA